GTGGTGAAGAAAGTTTCTTATACTGTCATGGAAGCGCGTCAACAAAAAGTCCCATCTGAAGAATTGCAGCATATAGCGAATAGTCTTGAAGATCCAAAGGCAAAAAAACTTTATCAAGATTTAATTACTTCTGCTTACTCAACCAAAGTATTCAAGACCAGCTTCTTTAAAAGAAAAGCGATAGAAGATTTTCAAACAGCTTGGTATCAAGAATGCCTGAGTAGAAAAGAAAAGTAATTTTGAATTCAGAGACTCATTCATCTCTAAAATAATAATGTCATGCATTATTAAATGCTTGAGAAAAAAATCGTACCGACAGGTCTGTATTGAAAGGCTAATTGATATAAATTTTTGAAATTTTATTATTTAATTAAAAATAAATGCTCCGAAGATGCCGCTGCATGTGTCGTTACCCTGAACCCGATGAGTTCTCGGGTAAAAACGATTTTATAGCAATATGAAACGATATTAGATCATTTTTGAGAATATGAAAAGCATTTTTAAGTTTTTGTAATTTAATGAGAATATCTGAAACAATATTAAAGCTTATGTAATGATACGATAATATACTTTATTTGCCTACTATCTGCCTATTTCTTTTAATTTGCCTATTTTTATGAGTTTTTAGCCTATTGTTTGCCTACAAAATTTTTACAATAAAAAAGGCGGTTAAACCGCCATTTGTGATGTTGATTGTATGCGATGTCGTTCTATATAGGCTAACACATCGGCTTTTTTGTAGATTATTTTTCTATAGTGAACTTTAGAAAATGGAATACCGCCACCTTCACAACGCTTTTTCTGCAACCAAGATGTCGAAACATCAAGTATTGCAGCTAGTGATTCTGGTGAAAATTCAGCATCATCATTGGCGGCATTAAACTTTTCAATCTCAGCTTCTTTATCTATACATTTCATTTCTTAGTTCCTCAATTCATTACGTTCTTTCTTCAGTTGGCGCAAAAGGTTATGTAGGGTAACGCTCACAGCTTTATCTAAACTTTTAGTTGTATGAAACTCTGACAGTTGAGATAGGGCTAAACCAAAAATGTGATAGGCAAATACTTTTGCAGCCTCAGGATTATTTTTGAGTAGCTCTTCAGTACTTGGGCAAATAACTTCTTTAAAAATATGAACTGCCACTTGATCTGGTGTACCTTTAATACGGCTGGGATTCAAATTTACTTCACCAATAACTTTGCTCATTTACGCCACCTGTTTATAAATACGTTTAACTTCATGATTCAGCTCATCCATTGCTGAGCGTCCTTCTTTGAAATACTTCAAAAGCATTAACTTGTATCGCTCTTGAGCTGCTTTGTTCATCTCGCCTTTATCAGTCAAGGTGAGGGTGGCTTTATTCCCTTTAATTAGGTTTACACCGTGAGGCGAACCTCGTCCGCGATAGCCAGCATTAACGTTGAATACAATGAATTTCTCGAAAAGCTGCTGGGGTAGCAGCTTTGGCTCGAATAGAAACTCTGGAGTAGTATGTTTCGACATTAGAATGGTTCCTCCAGTAAATAATCTGCTTCTGGTTGAAAAACTGATGGATTTTCTAATTCAAAACGGCGTTTTCTTACATAACCCATAAGCTTCGGTTGAATTTGTGGATCTCGTGCAGAAACGTCTATTTCCAAAGCATCTAACATTGTAAGGTCTGGTGCGGTTTGGATCTGAACCATTAAAGAAGGTGGTTCACCTGAAGGAGCTTTTTCTTTTTCCAACTCTTCAAGTCGTTTGTGAGTAGCAAGTAGAAGAGGATCCATTTGTTTATCTGACCATGTACGGGTGTATCGATAAACAGCATTTACCTCTTCAGGTGTTTTTGATTCCTTCACTCGTTGCAGAAGGGAATCAAGATTTTTTTGATATTCAGGATCTAATGTCGGGCAAGTAGTTTCAGGAACTAACAGATCCTCAGATGTGGTGACATTTGTTTGTTCGGTAATAACAATTGCAGGCTGAGTTTCTACAGGAATAACGTCACTAGTCTTTTCTATAACTTGTGCTTCTTCTGCCTTGACCTGAGGTTCTTTTTTACTACGCTTTTTTGACTGTTTATTCTCAATTTCAAGTTCTACAGTTTTTAAAGGCACATCTTTTATTGATTTACCACCAAGTAATTTACAAAGAGCTTCATACTGTAATCTGGCATTTTCCAAATCACGTTGAGCAAAACCACCATCAACCATTGTGACAATGCCATAGCCCATACCTTGATAAATATGCTTCTCAATATAGCCAGCGGGATTAATAACAAATACCTCTGTACCAACCTCTAATTCATCAACAGTTAAAGGTATGGTAAATGTGATACCCGCTAATTCAATAGTTTCAATCTTTAAGCAGAATTCAAAACCTGGTCTAGCAAAAACAGAAGCTGTAAATTGATCTAAGTCTTCAAAATCCGATATATCGTCAGCGTAACGACAAAGGACAGTTTTACCTTTTTGAAGAGCTGCAAATGCTTCAGTAGCTGTTAGTAAATTAGTCATGCTGTCCATCCTTCCATATCTGATTTAGCAGTACAGGCGTTTAAAATGTTTTGTTCATACTTGGTACCCTTGAAGTAATTAGTTGGGTAATCCAAGTCACTGATACGTATAGCTGACTCGATGTGTTTCAAAGCGAGTTGGTACTCGTTTTCTAAAGTCTTTTCTTGTTGCTCAATAAGGCGTTGTTCATTAGCTTGTTGAGCTTGTTGATTTTGCTGAATGATTTTTTTAATACCGTCGCAAGTCTCTTCAAATATTTGCTGTTTCACATCATGAAGACTATTTAGACCACGCTTTGCACAGTAATTAGCAATATCAATTCCCGCTTGATGCATTAAGTGCTCAAGTTCTAAAAATTGATTCCCATTAATACATGCGTTAGCGGATCCTGAGAGTAGCCACTGTTTTAATAAAACGCCGTCATGCTCACCCAATTGACGAGGATCTAAGAACAGGCGAGAGCGGTCCTTAGTTGCTATAGCAATATTGTCATGAGTTAAATCTAGAACAGTCGTAAACTCATATTCGATACCATCACGTTGTTCGGCCTTCATACCAACTTTTTCAACTTTCTTTTTGCCGTTATCGTTGGTCTGTATGGTTTCCATTTTTGAGCGTATGGTCACAATGATGTTGATGCTGGATTGCAACATTGCATCAATAAATTTGCGGTGGCGTGGAGTTACTTGGCTCCATGCACCCCAAGAGTTACCTTTGAATGGTCCAGCGGCCAGTTGATCAACAATTTCAAGACACCCACCTACACCTGACCACTCATGAGTAATACTGTCTAAAATGAGAGTGTCAAAATTTGCTTGCTCAGCTGCTTTAATTACCTGAATAAACTTTTCAGGTGTATATGGTGGTTGAATATTGGCATGTTCAAATTCAACCAAATCTTCATATAACTCAGCGCTACTATTCTCAGTATCAGCTACAGCTATACGGCCACCCATACCCTTAGCAAGTAATAGGGCAGTAAAGGTTTTACCTGAGCCCGTAGGCCCTGCAATTGCTAAACGCAATTTCGCGTTTTTACGTTCTGCTTTTTTAAAGAAAACTGTCATTTTTATTATCCTTATCTTGAACCAGTGAAGCCGCGTTTTTGTTTATACACTTTGCGGTCATAAGTAGGGATATTTGTTTCACGCAGTTTTATAGCGAGCTGCTTTCTGCGTTGGAAATCAATTTCTTGTGTGATTTCATTCCAAACTTTTGGATATTCGGTTTTGAACTTTTCAACGTCCAAAGGTGTCTTAACTGAGTCCTTCACCTTGTAAAGAACTGAGCCATTAGCATTAGATGCGTACACTTGCCAGCCAATGCGGACAGAGTAGAGGCCCTTATCATCACGGCCTAAAAATGACATGTAGCCATCAGGGTGCTTTTTGAAATTAGTCATCTTTAAGCCTCCACCAACTTGTTACGTTCGATGAAGCCTTTTAGAAGGCCATTGATGTTTCGGATGTCTTCAAATTCGGTGAAATCGTTATATGACTTACCATTAACATCAGTAATTTCATTTACTGTGAGTTGAGTAATATCAACAGCGGTGAATTCAGTACCCGGAACGCCATAGCTGTCTGGATGAGCTTCAAAATCAAAGCTAACGTTTAAACGGAAGCTATCTAATTTGATGACTGCAACGCCAGAATGTTTACCTGTGATTTTCGCGGTTAACACACCGTAAGTACTTGGTTGAGTTTTAGGTGTAAAAAGACTAGGTGCGTCTTTTGTTTGGAAAGCTGGTTGCAATTGGCAAGCAACTAAAGAACCACCAGAGATTGCAAGAGCAGCCATGCTGACAAATGCAAATGAGTTGAAAGGAGGAGCTTTTACGTTCATAATTGATCTCGCAGTTTTGCAAAAGCACATCGGACCTGGGGAGGGGCGGTGTGCTTTTTGTTGTCTACGAGACAAATATCGCATTTCCGATATTTGTAGTCAATAGTTATTCCGATATTTTTACTGGTATTCCGATATTGATCTCTTGAAACACAAAAATCACTTTAACAAGGGAGGGGATTAATTAAAATTATTTAATTGATATTTATGGTCTAGCACTGTTAGTAGTTTGATGAAGGATTATTTTCAACTTCACTATTTAAGTCATCAAGAGCATTATCCACATCTGGAACGACGTCACGCCACTTTTCATTTTCAAAGCGCTCAAATTGATTGTTTACTTCCTCTAGTTTAGCTTCTAACTCAGCAATATGCTCTTCTAATTCAGCAATTTTCTGATCTTTCTCATACACGATAGCATCATGTTCAGCTCGGCTAATAGTGTCTGAACATCCAGTTAAAACTAAGACTGGCAATAACAAAATTATTTTAAAAACTTTCATCTTAACTCTTTCTTACTCTTCGTTTTCCACGGTATGTATATCTCAATGAATCTATTACTTGACCAATAAAATAGCAATCTTCGTCAATTGGAATGATATTGGGATGAAAATTTGGGTTAATCGCTTTTAGATACCTTGTTCCATCAGATTCAATAACCAGTTTTTTGAAAGTAGCATCTTTGTCTTTACGGACGACAATGATATCTCCAGATTGCATATCTGAATAATATACTGTCGGATCTACAACAATATAATCACCTTCTACAAAATCGGGTTCATTACTTACGCCACGTACTTTTAAATAAAAACATTTTTCGCAATCATCTGGGAGAGGGAACCATTCCGTAACTTGAGACATATCTACTGATTCAACATTAGTAAAATTACCTGCTTGTACCCAAGATAAAACGGGTGCCATTCGAGCTTGAACTGGCACAACGTTGGTGGTAATAAGTTCCCCAACTACACCTTTTTTTAATTCTTCAGCTGTAACCCCAAGGGCATTTGCTAATTCAAGTATTGAACCTGTCGACTTGGCATTTCCTGTTTCAAGATCAGAAATTACAGATTGTTTTACACCAGATTTCTGAGCTAACTCTTTTTGAGTCATCTTTTTTGCTTTTCGTATTGCTTTTAAGTTTTCACCCAAAGTAGCCATATGTATTTCCTTAAATACGTATATCGGAATTCTGATACAAATTAGTATCGCTTTGGCTATTGTTAAAATATCGGAAAACCTATATATTTACCTAAAAATATAGGAGCTTCGCATGAATCAATGGCCAAACATGATTTCAGATTTGCGTGAAAAGGGCTTAACACAAACTCAAATTGGTACCGAGATCGGGTGCTCACAGAATTACGTTAGTGATTTAGAGCGCGGGGTATGTGGTAAACGCTTATCGCATGAAATTGCAACCAAATTACAAAAGCTTTGGAAAAAGCATTGCAAAACCAAACAAGTGGCTTAGGTAACAAGATGAGCAAATTATCAGTTGATATTTCTGCAAGTGCCAGAAATGGCGTATCCCGCATATTGCATGGCCTTGATATAAGCAATCAAAAAGAGATTGCTGAACATTTAAAGGTTGATCCAAGCACTATTACTCGGCTTAAAACAGACAAGAAAAACAATGGTTTGAATGAGATTGAAATGTTTTGCGAGCTATTGAGTTTGCTTGGATTAAAAGTCGTTCCTAAAGATTACCAGAGCATTGATAAGGAACGTGTTGCTGCACTTTTAGTCATGTCTAAAAGTTGGATGAACCGTATAGAAACAGTTGATGACCTATTTCATGACGAAATCAGTGGTCAAAAGGAAAAACTTGGATATTAAAAAACCACTACCTGCGCAAACAGGAGTGGTTTATAGGCATTCAGTCGAGATGAATCAAATGAATAAAACTAATTTATCAAATCAAACAACCGAACGCAACCAGCCAGAATTTTTAGTGGGTGACGTTGTAGTACTTACTAAAGAGTGTCGAAGTTTTAAATCAAATGATTTGTTTGAAGTCAAAAATAAAACCCTGACTAGTTTATGGACTATCAAATCACAAAATCATTTGTTTCTGGTTTCATCAAAAGAAATACGAACAGCAACAGTTGCTGAACTTAACGCCAAACGCCGACTAACAAGCGCTGAGCAAGCATTAGCGGAGGTGTCATGAACAGCTTTACACAGCAAATCAAAGTTTCTCGTCAGCAAAGTGAAATCCAATCTTTTTATGAACCTGCATTGCGAGTACTTGGGCACCTGTTTGAGGTGAAAAAGCAAAATTTACGCAACAAAGGTTATGACGAAAATAATGCAGCGGTAACCAAAGTTGAATTTTCAGAGGCTATGGCTCGTCAATTTCGCATAACGCAGTGGTTAGCACAGCAGATTGTAACCAGCTTAACCAAGGCGTGTTTGATTGATTCTTTTGGAGGTTATGTTAAGCCAAAGGATGGTGAAAAGTGAGATATGCAGCAAAAAGAAAACAGGATATTTCCGTTTCTACCACACCGCTTGAGGTGGTAATTCCACTGGAACAACCAGTAAAGATCTATTCGGCTAAAGAATTAGCAGCTATGCCACTTTCAGTTATGAATGCCGCAATTGAGGCTCAGGAAAGATTTTATCAACTTGAAGAATTAACC